CACTCTTTACGCGATTGCTGCAACTGAATCTGGTGGTAATCCGTATGCAAAATCCCAAACCGGTGCTCTGGGGATGTTTCAGTTCACGGGGATTGCTCGTGAAGAGACTGGCTTAGCTGAAGGTGAATCGTTTGATCCTGTGAAATCGGCAGAAGCTGCGGCTCTTCTCATGAGCAAATATCTGAAGCAAGCCAATGGAGACTTAAACGAGGCCATCACTGCATATAATGCTGGGTTTGGCACTATCAATAAGTGGAAAAAAGGCACAGGTGACTTATCGAAAGAAAACCGTGAGTACGCGATCAAGGTCAATACTCATCGTGCTCGCTATTTAGGTGGTGAAATCTATACACCTGGAGCAGGAGCACAGGGTGGGGCGCAATATGGAGTGAGGGGACCACTGCCTGATAACGCTGTTATCGATCAGTCTACTGGCCTGGCGTTTACCCCTGGTGATAGCCCGTTTGAGAAAGGCGGTCTGGTAGACAAAATTGGCAATGCTGTTGGCGTTAACGATCTGGTCAACAAATTCATGAATGGCCGGGGTATGCGTCGGGAAGTCGTTCAGGGAACGCTCGAAGAACGTGCACGAGGGAAGGGGACCGCAACAGCAGCTGGCAATGTGTATGTTGATACTCCGATGCCAGTTGAAGAGGCGCGTCCGGTGGCCAGCAACTCAAGTTACTTTGACCAACTCGGCGCACAAATGGGGATTGATGGGCTATTTGATAAACTCCGCAACTCGCCGGGGATGCGGAAAAATAATGCGCCTGAACCAGCCTCCACGTCCCAGGTGACGACTGCCGCCAACGATTTGCAGCAACCAACCGGTCGTATGCAGATAGACGGACAGGTTATTAGTGACCTTGGCGGCTCCGGTGCCAAGCCGACAATGCAGTTGGCTGATAATACCGTTTCACTTGATGGTGAAACGAAGCGGCTGTTTGCGCAGATGACCTCATTGCTTGCCAGGATTGAAGAGCACACTAAAGACTCGGCGAAAGGCCAGGGAACTGTCGTAAAGGTCAGCACGCCTCAACCGGGCGTTATGCGCACGGTGCCACTGTCAATTGATGATCCGTTGATGAATGACTACGCGAGAGTTGATTGATGGCCAACAATAATGAAATTGATCCTTTACTGACGCTGGAGTTATCCGGCGTAAAAACGTATGAGTCCCAGGAGGAGGCCTGGGGCGCTCGTTTATATGAGTGGCTAAACACTTATCAGGGTGAGGTATACGGAGATCCGTCATGGGGCAATGTTTTACCGCAGTTTAAACACGAACCGACCAACTTGTCGCATGTTCAAATTGCGGTTGAGGCAATGCTGTTGCAAAAACTGACGGTAGATTTACCTGACATACCGATTTCTGGCTTGTCAGTAGCCGAGGGAGATGCTTTTGATAAGTTGAAAATATCCATTCGTATCAGGGATATAACTATCACACAGGACGTGGTGCTATGAGTAAAACAACACCGACTAAAGACAGTATTCGTGCAGAGTTTGAAGAGCTTGTCGAGAAAGATTCATTCTGGTCGAAGTTTGTCGGCTCTCAATTTGTCTCGATGCTGACATTGTTTATTACCCAGATTGTCTACAGGTGCTTTCAGTATGCCGATGCGGCGCTGGCTGAAGGCTTTATATCGACCGCGACGCGGCGTTCCTCTATCCTGGCAGCGGCAGAAACGAATAGTTACGTTGGTACCAAGCCAACACCGTCATCGGGGATGATTGAGATCACCGCCACAAGTGAAGATGCCCCAGCGGTAATCCCCAAAAACATGCCTTTAATATCTGACGACCAGTACCCTTACATGACTATGGATGTATGCAGGTTGGTTGACGGCACCGGTACGGTAGAAGTGGCACAGTTGGAAATCCAGGAGGTGACATATACCGTTACGGCAGCCAAAGAATTTCTGGAAGTCGTGTTATCAAAGGCTCTCACTGCTGTCTGCTGTAAGCTGGAAGTATTCGTGACGACCGATGGTAAGACCACGCAGTGGTCTTCCAGCACTATGTTCCGGTTAGCCGGTAGTAAAAGCCAGGTCTACGTTGAGTTTTATAAGCCATCCGAGCAGTTGGGGGTTCGATTCGGTGATGGGCTAATTGGGCAAATACCGCCAGAAGGCTCGACCATTACACTTAAGGTATGGTGCACCAACGGAGATATAACCCTGGTTGCTGGCCAAAACCTGACTCCTGTCGATTCTGCGGCTAATTTAGCTAATTTGATTTCAGTTAAGACAACGACACCCATAACCGCAGGTACCGATGCCGAAACAACGGAGATCACACGTAATCGTGCACAATATTACCTTGCCTATGATGATCAGGTCGTATGGGGCGGGGACTATACGTATTTTCTGGTGCGTAACATCCCGGGACTGTCCTGGGTAAAGGCATGGGGCGAAGGCCAGCAAGAGAAATTAGATGGTGCTTATAATGTTCGGAATATCAATAAGATATTTATTTCAGGATGGCATCCAAACAAAAGCCAGTCAGAGCTTGAAGAAATGATCCTGGCTGCCTTTAAGAAGGTGCCGAATGAGTTGAACAAGAAATTCTCGTATAAAGAGGTCAGAAAACTCCCCTTTAAGATCACCATCACTGGGCGGATATCGGCAAGCCTGACCATTGAGAACGTGACTGATGAGCTGAAGTCGGCACTGGAAACAAAATTTGGGCGTGACTCAACTTTCTTTGATCCGAACCGTGTCGGCAAGTACATCCTAATCAAGAAAAAAGACGTTTGGGCATTTATCGAAACGCTGGGTTATTTCCGCGACTTTTATCTGGAATTTGTCGAGTGGAATGAGTCCAACGGCTTTTACGATTTCGTTTATCTGGATACAGAAAACTCCACCTTTAATATTTCGTATGAGGAGGAGTGATGCAGCGTTCCTGGTTTAATAACCGGCTTACATCAGCTAAGCAAAAGTCATTACTTTATAAATCATTGGCTGATTTGGTTCAGTCAATGATGGACACCTTTGTTGACCCATGGTTGGAGCGAATTACCAACCGGAAGTCTATTTTCTCCATGAGCAAGGAGGATCTGGAGACTAGGACAAATGAACTTGGCCAGTTTTTTACTATCAGGACGTCGAATTCATCTTCCGTTCCGATGTTGTTACAACAGCGGTTTGATGAGATCCATTTTAAGGGTACTGAACGCCCTATAAACCAGACAATTTATCGCGAATTTAACGGTATATCGGTTTTATGGGATCCCATATATGCTCCGGTGGACTTTGAACGTCATCCCTATGGCACGGTCCTGATTCCAGAAAGCACACTGGAAACCACCGGCGGCACATTCGGCGAGATGTTTCTGACTTCCAGAGGAATGATCAGTATTCCCATAAACGACCTGGCCCGGACAATGGGTATTACTGGAACGATAGATCAGTCCGCAATTACAGAAGAAATTCTCAGAAAGTTTAATCAGTTCGTAAAGCCTCTACTGCCACTGCATATAGTGTTTGATGGGCTTACGCTCTATTTGTCGGTTGTTGTAAATGAACAGGCCGACATGATTACTTTGAATGAGATTTCTGATACCGAAAAAGCATTCTGCTGGTTTGAAACTTCGGATACAACTTCGCTTACTGAAGTTACGTCGATTAACGCCCCGATCACTGCAACGCCGGGCGGCACTATTGTGAAAGCAACGCCTACGTTTGATCGCACCCGCGCAGATGATTTGCTGTTGGATAGCGATGCGTGACAATCACCCCGTCCGCAGGGCGGGGTGACAAGTTACTTATCTTACAATGAGGCTTCACAACATTGATTAGGGAAAATCATGTCTGACGTCTCAACAAACCTCTATAAGAGTCAGTTGTTGGACTATTACTATCAGCGGCGCGCTGAATCGTCCATTAACAAAGGCTCTCGATTTTTAATCAGCAAGGCCGTTTTTGGTACCAGTTCACTGGTTACTAAGAAAGGAGATGGCACTTATGAGATTGGAGAACTGCCTAAGGCTTTCGATCTGGCAGAACTGACCAGTCAATTTTGCACCATCAACCTCGTCCCAACCTACTCAGGCGGGATAATTACTGTCCGAATGGACCTTGATCAAAGTCAGTTGCAGGAAGGGAAAAACTACCCATTCAACACTCTGGTTGTTCTGGATAACGAGAATAAGCCAATCGCCATTATTTGTGTCCAGGAAGACTCGCTGTATGTGGGCAAAACATATACCGCAGTTATGGCCATAAACTCGACTACAGCATAAGGATATGCTTGATGAATGACGTTACAGTTGTTACATCGGTTACTTACCCATCACCCGAGTCGTTGGCTCTGGTGGCTGATGTGCAATACCACGAACCATATCTGTCAGCCGCTCTAAACCGAAAATTCAGGGGAATTGTTGACCCGGGATTTTATGCTGGTTTCTTGCCTAAGCCTGGCGGTGGGATGAACCTGTTAATCACCTCAGTGGATGGAGATAAAACCGCTGGCGCGGCGTCAGTGGATATTGGTGAATTCTACCAGGTAACTATTCAGCATCGTAAGGATATCTCTCTTGCACTTAACGCAGGCAAGAAATATGCAATTGTGCTGAAGGGAAGATACCTTCTTGGAGAAGATACCTATCAGGTGAATACCGCGTCACATATTCATGCAGCTGAATTTGTTGCCAGAACCTATACCGATTCATATCAGTTAGGTGATGGGGAACTGCTGGTTTGTACGGTGAATATCCCTGCTGGCGTATCTACCATTACTCAAGAGATGATTGATACATCCGAGCGTATCAACCGCACGATCGGCATTGATATTTCAGACTCTGTAACCAGTACCAGAAGTGATGTTGCTGCGAGTTCGCTGGCAGTTAAAAAAGCCTACGATCTGGCGAAAAGCAAGTATACGGCGCAGGATGCAAGCACAAACGCAAAAGGGATTAGTTCAGCTCAGTAGTGCCACTAACAGCACGTCTGAAGTGCTGGCCGCCACACCGAAAGCTGTCAAGGCTGCATATGACCTGGCTAACGGGAAGTATACAGCCCAGGATGCAACCACGACACAAAAAGGGATAGTTCAGCTCAGTAGCGACACCAACAGCACTTCTGAAACATTAGCTGCAACTCCAAAAGCGGTTAAAGCTGCATACGATCTAGCAGCCGGAAAGGCACCATCCAGTCATACACATCCCTGGAATCAGATCACTGGTGTGCCAACAGCTTCATTGACAGCGAAAGGCATCACTCAGCTCAGTAGTGCCACTAACAGCACGTCTGAAGTACTGGCCGCCACACCGAAAGCTGTCAAGGCTGCATATGACCTGGCTAACGGGAAGTATACAGCCCAGGATGCAACCACGACACAAAAAGGGATAGTTCAGCTCAGTAGCGACACCAACAGCACTTCCTGAAACCCATTTAGCTCGTCGAACTCCAAAAGCGGTTAAAGCTAGTCATACGATCTAGCTAGCCGGAAAGGTCACCATCCAGTCATACACATCCCTGGAATCAGATCACTGGTGTGCCAACAGCTTCATTGACAGCGAAAGGCATCACTCAGCTCAGTAGTCGCGACTAACTAGCCAACGGTCCTACGAAACGTAGGGGACTTAGGGGCCGCCACACCGAAAGCTGTCAAGGCTGCATATGATTTGGCTAACGGGATATACAGCCCAGGATGCAACCACGACACAAAAA